TATCAATATATTGTTTAGGATCATCTGCCTCTGCATATTCAAATATCTTATAAATTGATGCATGCATCTTATAATTATTAACACGTGATTTGAAAAATTCTTCTATATTAAAATTATTTTTTATATTTTTTATTAAATTGTATTTTTCTCTTTTTAATAAACTTTCATTTAAATTTTTTCTAGCAGAAACAACTGCTTCTACAAATTTTAACGATTTATTTTCGGTATTAAAAACTTCTTCTTGTAATGATCTATATAATTTCAATTCTTTTAATAACTCAGAATTTTTACCAAAATGATAATTTAAAATTTTTAGTGAACGAGAATTTTTATCAGTCATCGTATCACTCGCAACCTGTCTAACCAGCAATTCAAATATCAAACCGGTATTTTTAACTTTAGAATGTTTAAATTGTTTCATGAAAATGCGTCCCATTAGTGCACTTGTTTTAAATAAATATACATGTTTTTACAAATCATATCATTTAATCGTTTATTAATTGTGATTCGTCTAAAAGTGTTCCTTGATCGCTATTTTTTTTATTTTTTTCAATTAACGATTCTTTTAAAATTTCTTTATTTTTTAATGACGAATTACCTAATGTATCTATAAATGATTGTACTTCTAAACTTAAAGGATTGGTTTTTCGATACTTATGTTGTAATGGACTTTTTTCAGGAGTAAATGTACTAGCTAAATTTTTTCCTCCCAATGGATCTTTACCTGTAACAGAATTTTGTGAACTAAATGTTCCTACTTGTTTCGGTCGACCTGGGCCGGCTACATATTCTTGTTGTTGTCCTGGTAATAGTTCACCCCTCGTTGCAACATGCATAGATGCTATATCATGAGGTGTTCCAAAACTCATATTAGTTTTTCTTGGATCATTGCCTTCTGATTTAATTTGTTCTTTTCTGAAATCATTTTTTAGATCTTGTATAACTTGCTCTTTCTCTGCACTCCACTCATTTGCACTCATGTTAAAAATATTTTCATAAATATATTGTTCTGAGAATAATGTACTTTCTTTCATGTTAGTAGCTAATCCTATCTTATCATTGAAGATTTCTACTTTTTGTTTTTCATAAATTATACTCGGACTAGTTAGAGTTAAACTAAAATCCACCAATTCTTCATTTTTAAATCCTTGTGAATATAAATGAACTATAGCAATTTTAGTTAATTCAGAAACAAATATTTTTTGTATTCTTTCAATAGTTCTTGCAAATCTTACATCCTCGGCAGCTAACGTGGCTTTACCTTCGACGCCTTCATCATATCCTAGAAATGCTTTTGGTATTTTTAAAGCTGCCATCATTTTATTTCTAAGATATTCAATATCTTCTATTTGACCGTCGTTTTGTAATCCTGGCAATGATTCAATATTAGTTCCTGACTCCCCACCTCTTACTGGTAAATAATAATCTTCCAACATGTTTTCCATGTTAAATTTGAGATTGTATTCTCCGGTCTTTTCATCTATATATGGAATCTTTTTCATTTTATCCATTATAGTTCTCATATGTGTATCGACTTCTGCTGGAGGAATATTACCAACATCAATTTTGAATATTCGTCTTTCAGGTGCTCTCATGATACGATTAATTAACATCGCATCTTCCATTAATGATAATTGTTTAAATATTTTTCTACCAGGCTCAATCATAGCTTTTCCGTACGGTAAAAAATTTGTATCAGATAACAATCTAAAATGAGCTATTTCATAATTTTCAAATTCAGCTTTGTTTTGTTTACCACCGCCGGCATATGACATATGACTGCCTTCTAAAACAAATCTATATGCATAAGGATTTTCCATATCAAATCCTTCTTCTCTTCTAACTTCATATGACGATAAAGGTGTTACATTTACTATACCTATATCTTCTTCAATATCTAAATGTAAGAAAAAATCTCCATACTTGCAAGCATTTCTTATCCATGGCCATAAATTGTAATCTATATTTAAAATATCATTAAATAAATTTCTTAAAACTTTTACTATTTCATCGTTTTGTGAAGATATAGTTAGAGTATCTCCTTCCGCATCTTTTACTGTACATTCATCTGCATAAATATCTAATGCCGATGCTATTATAGGATCCATATCCATAGCTTCATAGTCAGAAAATAATTCTAATTTTGATTGATGGAAATTCATAGTTTGATTATAACCGCCATATCCGGATTGACCTCTATGCAAACCAGAAAAACGATCTATATACGAATTTGATACTGCTCCAGAAGATTGTAACCTATTAGTGTCAACTACTTTTAAACGATTTTTTGCAATACGTCTTACTATCACATTTGTTGAAAAGAGTCTAGACAATCTAGCTCTTAATGATGTATCTGCCATTTTAATTTTCCATTTTTTATAAATATCATAATAACCAATTTAACCCTTCATCATCCTTACCGGCTTTCCAATCCCATGACATATTTTCATTTGAATTATTATTATATACACCATCTGATTTTCCAAAGTGACCTAATGCCTTTCTTGATAAATCTATACCTTGCTGATGTAATCTTAAGGCTGTATCTCTTACCCATAATGCTATTCCGAAAGACATTATCAAATCGTCATTATAACCTCGTTGCGCTTCTGCACGCGAACCATTCCAAATAAATACATACAATTCATCGATTAATCTTTTCGATCGAACTATAGGTGATTTTTCTCTAAAATATGTTTCAATTTTAGAAATGATTAAAGGCCTTGTTCTACTAGTTGTTGAAAATCCTGGTACCTTTTGTGATTTATTCTTCAAATCATAGCCTTTTGCTAAATGTACATTTTCGTCTACATAAGCATCTTGTTTATAAGAATAGTATAAATTTTGATATCCTCTATCAATAGCAACTTGAATTACCGCCCATCCTATATTTGCATTTTCAATTACTAATAATGCGTTATTATAATCTGTAGCAACTGATATTAACATATTCCCATATTCTGTAGTTCCTATTTTACCTCTATATTCTGCAACCTGTGTCATAGATTCTATATCTATTACATGAAACGCAGAATAATCTGCCCCATCGCCTCTAGCAACATCAGCAACTACTGCATATGCTTTAGTATAATTAGGATAATCCCATATCCAATAATTTCCGTCAAATCCTCTTTTTTCTTTAGGATCTTCGACATAAGTTTGATCATACCATTGGATGATAGGTCCATCGACCACTGTATGTCCGGATGATATAAAATCACAATCGCACTCTTGTGCAGCTGCTTTTTCGCCTAATAATTGTGTTTGTTCAACTCTCCAAGCTTCATCTCTTTCCGGATGAACTGTCCAATGAAGTTTTATTGGATTAAATTTTCCTCCGGCTTCTGCATCACACCATGTCTTATGAAATAAGTTACCTGTACCATTAGGAGTTGATAACATAATAGCTCCACCTCCTGTTGCTAGTGTTTGCTGAGCAGCTGTCCATATATCATCAATCTTATCAATAAATGCTGCTTCATCCATCACTAATAATGATAATGCTTCAGAACGACCAGCATCTCCTTTTGATGAAATTGCTTTTATTTGCGAACCATTTTTAAATCTTAAAGATAATTTATTATCCTCTAAGGTCTTGCCTCTTAACCAACTTGGTAAATTATCATGCATCACTCTTACTTTAGTTACAAGATTTTTTGCTACATCTTGTTTTGTTGCTATAACTAAAACATTGTAGTCTGATCTAAATAACATACACCAAAGTGAATATCCGGCAGTAAGAGTAGATATTCCTAATTGTCTAGATTTTAATATTATGTTATATCTATTATCTTTAAGTTCATTTAAAGTTTCTTGTTGAAAGTCATAAAGATTGAAATACATCTTACCTTTAGTAGGATGTTGTATAATACAGTATTTTTTCATAAAATGTACAGGATCAACTGCACATTTTTTGTATTCGTCTTTTACTATTTCTTTAAGGGACTTTTGTGTCATTAGTTAAATATATAAAAAATTATACTAAAATCAAAAGAATTAGAACGATAATTCCTCCGGAGCCTAGACCAAAAAGATTTCTTTGCTTTTTAAAATGTTTAGTTTCATCTTTTGCAACTTGTACTTGATCTTCTTTTAATTTTAAAACTTCTGTTATAACATCCATTTCATTATGAAAATTTTTTTCTTTTAATTCATATGATGAAATTATAGTATCCTTAATTGCTAATTTTTCTTTTAATTTATCTTGGATATCTCGCTCTAATATAAGTTGTTCTTTAGCTAAATCGCCAGATTCTAAATCTTGTATAACTCTTTGCATGAGCCATTTACTAACACATATTATTGAATCATTGTTTGTATCTATTTGTGAGATACTCGTTAATGTCATTAACAGTGTAATTATTAATATGTTGAACTTTTTTAGCATATTCTTTTTTTAATTTATTAATTTGATTTGATTTAGTAGCAATTTCGGATTGTAATGAAAATAGCGAATCATTTAAATTATTAATATTATTATCTAATGAATCCCTTTCATTTTTAAAATCTGTTACTTTATTAGTAAGACTATCAATCTGATTCTGTAGTACTTGTTCTCTAATTTGAAAGCTATCATCTGTTTTAAAGAAATGAATGTATGCAAGTATCAAAATTATGATTAATGCTATAATTGAAACTAAATTAGATCTACCGTGTTTTATTATTATAGGTTGTTTATCCATTATGAAATTATTTTTGATAAAAACTCTTTAACTTCAGTTCCTTTAACACTTGTCAATGCGGCTTCTAACCCTCCAGTACCAACTTCAGTTCCTAATTGTCCTATACCTTTATATGCATTATAAAAATGTTTAACTGATTGAATACCGCCATAAATACCTAAGCCTATAACTATAATGATAAAAATTACTCTTGCTATTTTTTTTGCTTCGGGCGATTTTGGATCTACTTTAGCTTTTCTGTAAACGCCTGTAATTCTTAAAATAAACTGTACTATTTTTATATATAAATCATGCCATTTGTGAGTGAATCCAATAATCTTTTTAGCTAATTCAAACTGTTCTTCTTCTGTTTTAGCTTCTTTTTTACCAACCAAACTTTTAAATCCTCTTACTAATTTACTCATGCCCCTGGTAAATAATTCAATTGCTTTTGGTGCGGCTAATAATAAACTTATAATTAATGTTGCGCCTACTGCTTCATCTAAACGGTCTTTTTTTACTTCTGCTTCATTAACTTGACTTCTTGCTTCTTGAACTTCATCACGTGATAATGTTTTTGCAAATTTTTTCAAATCATTCGCTGACGCTTGTGCAAGCGCATCTAATTTATCTTCTTCGTCTGGAGTAATTATAGGCTCTTCTTCGTTAATAACTTCTTTTATTATATTATTGATTTCAATTTGTAATGTTACGGATTTTTCCGCATCCATGACTGCAGTTTCTAATTTACCTTTCAAATCATCACGTTGACTAGTTAAAGTTTTTAGTTTATCTAATATTTTTATTTTTTCGTCGCCAGATGCTTTTACAAACTTAGGAGCAAGTTTTTTCATATCTGCTACTACTTTATCTAGTTTTTTGCCTATTTTAGTTACTTCATTAGCCATCTGCCTTCTCCAGATTTTTCAATATATTTTTTTTGACTTCAGAATAATCTTTATCAATTTTTTTGATATATTCTGTAATATCTATTTGTTCTGATTTTCCGTCGGCGTTTTGCCAATACGTTTCTGTAACTACTGTTTTTAACTCTTCTATTTCTTTATCAGTATCTTTTATCCATGCATTAGCATTTGCTAACATTTTCTTTCTACTATATTCTTCCCATGCCTCTTTGCCTTGAACTCTTATTTTAGTTTCTTCTTTTAACACGCAATCAAAACATTTTTTATATTTAAAATACATCTTTAAATTTAAACGTTCTTCATCTACGCCTTTCATCTTTTTTTCGCAACAAGGACAGTTATCTGGAGCAGTTAAAATATCCTTAATTACTTGACGAACACTATTTGCTGGCTCTCGAGATCTGAAACCATCATGTTGTGTAATTTTCCATTCTGTTCCAGTTCTTTGATCTGTTTCGAACCATACATCGCCTACTTCGTGCTTTTCATTTTTCTTGGCCATTGCAGAGGCATCTGAATAACCATGTGTTTTTTTCGTCTGGCTTCTATGAGTACCAGCCATCATCTGCTTTACAGCTTTAATATTTTGTAACTTGTCTTCCGCGGCCATATTATTGTTTCAATGCTTTTCTTAATTTTTGTATAAAAGTTGATTCATTGCCTTTCATGTCTAAATCTTTAACTAAATTGATAACAAGATCCATTTGTTGAGCAGCACCTTTGCCTTTCATTTGTTTTTTGAATTCATCTTGAAATTGGCCCATTCTCATGCTAACTCTGCTTGGCGCTACTTCTTGAACTGATTCGTCTGCAGGCGCAATAGTATCTGCTAAATTTCTACCAACTTGACTTTTGATAGCAGCAAAATCTTGAGCTGTTATACCTACATTTGATAGTAATGATGTAAGTAGTCTTACTTTTTGACTTCTATTTAATTTACTTATAGCTGCTGTATCTATTTTACCTAACGATTGCGTTAATCCAGATCTAGCTCTTGATAAACCACCAACACCTCTAACCGATTTGGCAAAGCTTGGTTGTTGCTCACTTAATTCTTTTACAATTTGTTTGCGAATTAATTTTCTTAATTCATGTTCTTTCATTTTTTTGCTCCTTTGATTTAATATAAATATACTAAAGCTATTTAGTAAAACCTTTATCCATAGCAAAGTTTGCTCTACTAAACTCTAATCTATCTACTAACTTAACTCCATTGCCTATTCTATCTATTGCTACATAGCCTTCCGGAGCAGTTACTGCCAAGCCTCCCTGGCCATCATCTTTGAAATGTTTTGTTCTATAAACTGCATTATTATACTTGTTAACAAATATCATTTTTGCATCTGCTAATAATTTTGATGCTATAAATAAATTTAAAATATCCGACTT